GTGGGGCTGGGCAGACCTGCTGGCCATCCGGCGCGGCGAGGTGTTGGCGGTGCAGGTGACTGCTCAGGCTGTATCAACTCGGATTGCAAAGATTGCTGTATCGGAAACATTGGCCAGAGTGCGCGAAGCTGGTATTCGGGTAGAAGTGCATGGTTGGCGAAAAAATGCAAAGGGCAGGTATATCCAGCGGGTTGTTGATTTGTCGTAATAAGTGGATTAATATAATATTGCGCTGACTCCTAGCGCACCCGCTTAATGGCGATCAGTATGGGCGGGCATCCTTCCAGTGGTCGCCATGCTTTTACAGGGCACTTATGGCTGCTGACGTTGCTGACGTTGCTGATTTTGTTCTGGTGCTGTTTCATTCCGGCACCAACGCACATTTATTGCACCTCAAAACCAATAGTTTCTCCGCACACTCTGCACTGTTTGATTACTACACCAAAATCATTGACCGAGTGGATGATTTTGCCGAAAACTATCAAGGTCTGTATGAACTCATCACCAATTATTCGTCCGACTATCATCTGCCGATCGACGAGCCAGTCAAATATATGACCAGCTTAAAAGATTTTGTCGAAGAATCTCGCAAGCATTTACCGCAGGACAGTGAGCTGGTCCAGTTGGTCGACAATATTGCAGAGCTTATAAACTCTACCCTCTACAAACTTCGTTTTCTTCACTAAGGAAAATAATTATGGCTTATGGAAATAATGCAAAAATCTCGTCAGGTGTGGTTTCGTCTGATAAAAGTAACATGAAAAGCGAACCAATGCGTCAAGGCGTAGCGCAAGGTATGCAAGACAAAACAAAACAATTCAACACAGGCAAAAACGAGGCCGTGTGTTATTCGCACGATCGCAAATCTTGCCAGTAAAAGCGAAAGCCCGACACTTCTGAGATGCCGGGCTTTCTAACCATGCCAATTGGGAGAAATTGAAATGGCTGAATCTGACATTATAGAAAACTGCAGCTTTTGTCGATTTTTTAGAAATCATCAAATAATGGGAAACTGCCGACGGTTTCCACGAATGCAAAACAAGCACGAAACCGATTGGTGCGGCGAATTTGTCCGGCTGGCTAAATCGGAACCGATACACACCAGCGTGCCGGTACAAATCACATTGATGCCGCCGCCACAGCGTAAACGTGGCAGACCGGCAAAGGTGGCAGCATGATCAGGCCGATGGGTAACAAGGTTGTGATTAAACCACTGGTGCGACAGTTGTCGAGCGTGCTGATAGTCAACAACAAGGAACCGTTTAACGAAGGTACCGTGGTGGCGGTGGGACCAAAAGCAAACGAAGTCGCAGTGGGAGATTTTATTAAGTACGGAAACGGGGATTATTTGAAGTGGCCGACGCATAATATCGACGGTCAGGATTATCAGATAATCTCCGAAATGGATATTTGTGCAGTCGTAACTCAATAAGGAAAAATCATGGCAAATTCTCAAGCAATAGGCGTGGCGTATCAAGATCAAGATATTATCAATGCAAACAATTCACTCGTGAACGCCGTTACTGGCCAGATGGGTTACAACACCGGCAGCTCAACCGCGGTGCCGACCGCGGTGACGCAAGCAACCAGCAAATCAACCGGTGTGACCGTCAACGCCCCTTGCGGAACCATCACCATGAACAACGCAGCACTCACCGCTGGCTCTGAAGTCGCATTTGTTGTGACGAATTCGATGGTTTCAGCATACGATGTGCCGGTCGTTGCTATCAAATCCGGTGCGACTACGGCAGGCACCTATTTGTTGTCGATTGCGACGGTTGCTGCCGGTTCGTTCACGATTGCTGTGTCAAATGCAAGTGCCGGGTCATTGTCGGAAGCTATCGTGATTTCATTTGCTATTCTTCACGTAGCGCAGCAGTAAATGGTAACGGTTGACTCGCTCAAAGCGAAGATCACCGCGCTTGAGGCTGAATTGCAAAAGGCTAATATTTTTGTGATTCAAGCCCAAGCGACTATCGGCGCTTATCAATCACTCATCATTGACTTAGAGGCACCTCATGCCATTGAAGAAATCGACCAGCCCGAAAGCGTTTGAGAAAAACATTAAGGCAGAAGTGAAAGCCGGAAAGCCCATTAAACAGGCCGTGGCAATCGCTTACTCTGTCAAACGTGAAGCGGCGAAGAAGAAACGATGAGCGCAGCCTGGACGAAGAAAGCCGGAAAGAATCCGGCCGGTGGCCTGAACGCAAAAGGCCGCGCCAGTTATCACGCTGAAACCGGCGGCACATTGAAGCCGCCGGTCAAAGCTGGTGATAATCCTCGGCGTTCTTCGTTTTTGGCTCGTATGGGTAACATGCCAGGACCAGAGCACAAGCCTGACGGTAAACCAACGCGATTATTGCTTAGTTTGCAAGCGTGGGGTGCCAGCTCGAAGGCTGATGCTAAGTCAAAAGCTGCGGCAATTTCAAAGCGGAACAAGAAATGATGTTTCACGTGGAACAGTGCAAGTGAACATTGAACAGGTCAAGATTGACAAGCTGATTCCGTATGCCAGGAACAGCCGTACTCACTCAGACGCTCAAGTGGCTCAGATCGCGGCCAGCATCAAGGAATTCGGCTTTACCAACCCAGTCCTGATTGACGAGACCGGCAGCATTATTGCCGGACACGGCAGGGTGATGGCTGCGCGGAAGTTAGCGATTGCTGACGTTCCCAGTATTCGGCTGACTCATTTAACCGAGGCGCAAAAGAAAGCCTACATTATTGCCGACAACAAACTGGCTCTGAATGCGGGTTGGGATGACGAAATGCTGGCGGTGGAACTTGCCGATCTGAAAGACATGGGCTTCGACCTTGATCTGATTGGCTTTAGCACCGACGAAATAAAATTATTGTTTGGAAATTTGGATGATGTATTAGACGATTTAAGAGAACCAGTTGATGAAAGCCGCAATTTGTTAATGATTGAATGTCAAAGCGAACGCGAACTGGAAAAGTTGTTTGAAGAAATGAAAGAAAGAGGGCTTGAGTGCAAAATTTTGAGTTAGTCCTTTCATCCCCAGTTTCCAAATCATTTAGAGCAACAAAAGCAGCCAATAGTTTAGATATTGATGCAAACAAAAAATCAATACATAAATTTACGGTAAAAGCAGATTTAAAAACGCCTTTTAATATTGGTTTAATTGTCGGTGCTTCTGGTAGTGGAAAAACCACATTAGCAAAGCATATATGGGGAGAAAAATGTTTTAATATTTTGCTTAATAATGAAAAACCAATTATTGAGCAATTTCCCGATGCAATGTCTTACGAACAATGTGCCGAAGTATTGTGTGGCGTGGGTTTGACAAGCGTTCCATGTTGGATTCGTCCGGCATTTACTTTATCAAATGGTCAAAAAGCACGAGCAGAATGTGCTTTGCAAATGGCAAATGATTCAGAATTTATTATTATTGATGAATGGACAAGCGTAGTAGATAGAACCGTTGCTAAAGTAATGAGCCATTGCATACAAAAATATGCAAGAAAAACAAATAAAAAAATAATATTGTTATCTTGTCATTACGATGTAAGTGAATGGATTAATCCGGATTGGATTATTGACGCAAACAAACAGGAATATTCTGACCGGAGGTTACTTTGTCAAAATTATCAAAGAACAGAACAACTCCAATTTAACATTTACGAAACCGATCGGCGCACATGGCCCTTTTTTAGCCAATATCATTATTTAAGTGAACGATTGGCGGGTGGCAAACAATATTTGTTCGGTTTATGGTCAGGAGTAAATCAAATAGGATTTCTTGCTTTTTCTAATTATGTGCCTCATAGAAAAAATACATTTAAGAAAATGCAATTGCATTTCAATAGATTGGTTATTCATCCGGATTATTGTGGCTTTGGTTTAGGTATTAAATTTTTAAACGAATGCGCTCAAATTATTAAAAATAAGGACTATGAAGTATTGGGTAAATTTAGCAGTCAACCCACATATAATTCTTTAATAAAAGATAAAAATTGGCGATTAAATAATGTTGAACGTAAGCATTCAATATCTATTGGTGGCAATATGAAAAGAGGAAAAAAGACAGGATATACAAGGCGTAATCAATTAATATCAGGTCTTTCGCATGGATTTAGAATGGATGTAAAAACATGGTCTTTTAAGTACATTAACAATAATATTGAAACAACTGTTTAGTAAACTGGTAACTTATTGATTTCATTAAAAAAAGTAGCATAATTCCACCTCCTTAAAAAGAATGACATTTATCAAACCTCACAGACCGACCGATAAAACAAGGCAACAAGCACAGAGTGCTTCAGGACTCGGCTTGCCTCAAGATCAGATTGCCGCGCTGATTGGCATTGCACCTGAGACCCTTCGCAAGCACTACGACCTCGAGCTAGGTCTGGGCAAAGCTCAAGCCTCGGCAGCGGTGGCCAAGACCCTGTTCAACAAAGCGACAGTCGGCCAGGACACCACAGCGATGATCTGGTGGACGAAAGCGCAGATGCGGTGGTCGGAGACTGTGCGGCAGGAGCTGACCGGCAAGGATGGTGAACCGTTGGCTGGCATACAGGTGTCGTTCGTCAAAACAGATGAAACCTAAACTTGCAAAGGCAGAATTCCCTGATAAGCTGGAATTCTTGTTTAAGCCATCGCGCTACAAAGTCGCGTACGGTGGCCGCGGTGGTGCGAAGTCGTGGGGCATTTCAAGAGCGTTACTGATTCTCGGCGCTAGAGCACCGATGCGGATACTGTGTGCCAGGGAATACCAGACCAGCATCAAGGATTCGGTGCATAAACTCCTGTGCGATCAGATCGAGGCGCTTGGATTGCTGTCGTTCTACGAGATTACGCAGGCCAGCATTCGTGGCAAGAATGGCACCGAGTTTGCTTTTGCTGGACTGAAAAACAACATCAGCAACATCAAATCGTTTGAAGGTGTCGATATTGCATGGGTGGAAGAAGCGCAGACAGTGAGCAGAATGAGCTGGAACGTGCTGATACCGACGATCCGCAAAGACGCATCAGAGATATGGGTTAGCTTCAATCCTGAACTGGAAACCGACGAGACTTACCAGCGATTTGTGCTGCACCAGCCAGCAGACTGTCAAACCGTAAAAGTAAACTGGTCAGATAATCCGTGGTTTCCCGAAGTCTTGAGGATAGAGAAGGATGCACTCAAAGACCGCGACATGGGTTCCTACAACACCGTGTGGGAAGGCATTTGCAGGCAGACAGTTGATGGAGCCATCTTTGCAAACGAAATGCAAATGGCCGAGCTTGAAGGCAGAATCTGCCGGGTGGCTTATGACCCGTCTAAACCTGTCCATGCAATCTTCGACCTGGGCTGGTCTGACGCAACAGCTATATGGTTCCTTCAATTTATCGGCATGGAAACTCGGTTGATTCGGTATATGGAGGACAACCAGAAAACCATCAGTCACTACCTGTCGCAGATGCAGACGTTTGGTTATATGTACGACACGCTGTGGCTACCGCACGACGCTGAAAACAAGACGCTGGCGGCGAACGGTAAAAGCATTGAGGAAATCGTGCGCGGTGCTAATTACAAGGTGAAGATTATCCCGCGAACGCCGATACCGGACAGCATAAATGCAGCCAGGACAATCTTCCCCAACTGCTGGTTTGACCGCGAAAACGCCGCAGATGGCATTTCGTGCTTGCGTCATTATCGGTATGATGTTGATGAAGATGGCCGGTTCAGCAAGAAGCCGCTGCACAACGAATACAGCCACGGCGCAGACGCTTTCCGGTATATCGGGCTGATGGTCAACGAACCACGGCGAGCACCCAAGCGTCAAGCAGAGATGCAAATGGGCAGTTGGATGAATTGAAAAAGGTAAAACATGGCCTATCAAGACGATTACGACAAGCGAATCACAGAAGCGATTGAATTCCTGCGCCTGTGCTCGACCGCT